CAGCACCTCCAGCCGTAATGCTGTTTACTGAGGCACTTGTGACCGACCCTGCCAAGCTCGAAGCAACACCTGCGGCAGTAGAAGTTACGTTGGAGTAGTTGGGGACAGCTCCAACGCTAGGGGCTGCTCCACTCAAAGCGTCCGCCTGAACGAATGACTGGCTGTAGGAAAAACTCTCGCCCCCACTTGCATTCTGGGTAGCAAGAACTGTTCCTGGGCTATAAACCCCTGAAGTGATCGTTCCATTTGATATGCGCCCAGCATCGTCACCTATCGCCAAATCCACCCCCGTCCCAGAGGCAGAAAAAGTCGACCCGATTCTTTGAGCCTGTGTGGCTGCGGCATTCACATTTAGCTGAACACTGGATGTAATAGCATGATGTATATCAGCCTGAGCAGGAGCAGCTAGGAATAGAAGGAAAAGTAATTTTTTCATGCGTCTTTAGGTGGAGTAGCTTTTGGAGGTTCAGCTCGCACGACTTCAGCTCCATTGATGGTTAAAGGTGTCTGCACTCTAATGATCTGTTCAGTCTGTGCTGTATTACTTTTAGCAATCATTGCTTCCATTTCTTCTTTGCTTACACCGTTTCCATTCTTCTTATCTTTAGCTGTAGCAAGGCCGAATGTTGAAAGTGCCCCAGTGAAAACAGATGCAATAAAAGTCGGATCGAAGTTTTGCTTCTGGAATCCTGGTAGGTCAACGTACGCCAATGTGAGTATGAAGCCTGACCAGACCACTATTCCTAGTCTTACTGCTACTCCAATGAGTGCGACCTGTTCGTCCTTATCGGGACTGATTTCTTGAAGCTTTCCAATCAATCCTTTCTTCTCTTCTTTTTTTGTTTCAGAGAAGGGTGGGGTTGGTTTGTCTACCATAAGTAAATATAATGCAACTTAACATTAGCGTTAATCTAACAAAAATACATGCACGACATCTTGCCAGCACTAATAGGGGCAGCAGCTACTGCACTTGTGATGGTGATATCTAACGTAAGTAATCGCAGAGAAAAAGATATTAGAGATATCTATTATAGGTTAAACAAGCTGTCAGAAGCGGTTAGCAGGATAGAAGGCAAGATCCAATAACGTGTGCTATGTTTTAAAAAAGGCATAAATTATGTACAAGATACTTAAGCCTATACTTTTACGATTCCTTTCTACGACAGGCTGCAAGAGGTTAATAATAGATTTACTTCGTGTGATTTGTAGACAGACCTCAAACACATTGGATGATCGTGCAGTTGATGTACTAGAGGAAAAACTATTCCCCAGTCCGTTACATCTTCAGTAGCTAAGTCAATGGACAAAAAAAAATTTCTCAATATCGAAATAGACGAGCCACCCATAGAATTACAATTGTCTGTCGAGATGCGTATTAGAGAAGTTTTAAAAAGCGATGACAATGAAGGAGTAAAAAATTATTGCACAGATTTGATTAGGCATCAGATGAGACAAGATGTTTTATTAACAGGCGTGTTATCAAGAGTATTAGAACTAGAAGCAATACTGGCAAAAATAGATATTAAAGAATTAGCGAAAATAGATATTGGAGAGGAATATAAAACCATTGACAAAATAAGAAGTTTCTTTCATATTTAGGAATAACAGAGGGGGAGGTCATTATGCCCAAAGGCAAAGGCACATACGGAACTAAAAAAGGTAGGCCACCAAAGAAGTAAGGAGTGGTCTACCTTTAGGCTCTGGTTAATCCCCAACGCTAGAGCCGATGCTCCAGAGTGATAATGGGTTTCGTCATTCTGGGGCATTCCCTTTTCTAGATGATTAATATTGATTATTAACCAGTTAAAATGCTATATCATTGTCCTGACTTTTAAAAGATGGGCCATTGTTTCTAGGCTGATAATTTTCATCAACGTCAAAAATATTAACCATTACTGCTGATGGGTTTGGCTTGCCACTGAAATCAGGCAAACCTCCTAAGTTTACCCATCGGTCTATCAGCATAAATTGTTTGCCTTGGTCATTCTCCATAATGACTCCAATGTTTTGCCAGTTAGCCTTGTCGTTGCCGTCCCTATCTTTGTATTCTCGTGTCTTCACTGATAGGTTTTTCACTTTTCGTGCCATAAGGAATCTCCTGTAGGATGCGTATGCGGACAAAACCACCGAGGTAGTCTGAGTCCATCGTTGAAATCACAGTATTAAACCGCTTATCATTTATCTTAAGCGCATCTGCTAATCCATCAATACCTGCCTTCATTCTTGCAACTAAATTATCTCGGTCATAATTTCTTCTATCTGGTGGTATAAATGTCATCTCAAGTACTAATTTTTCAGGAATATTATCTGTCTTAAATTTTTTTAATTGTTCTTTTGAAACACTAAAACAAGCATTTCTATATTGTTTTTTTGCTCTTGCTAATTTAGCCCAATGCAATCTTGCGTTAGGACTAAGTTCAGTTGGAGGCCAACCTAATACAACTTCAATCATCTTTTTGCTCCAACTTATTTAGACGTTCTTTTATTGCCTCGAACCTCATTAAGTATTCGTGTTCTGGCATATCTTCAAACCAATAGTATCTGTCTAGCTCTGCAAGTTGTTGTTTGTAATTAACAATTAGCATAATAGTTTCTTTTTTCATTTTGCCCAGTGGTGGAGCAAGAGTTCAAGTTCCTTGATTCTTTTCTTTGCGTAATTCTTGCGATCTAAATGATCGAGCCAATTAGCAGTGTGAACAGGTTGGGTCACTTGATCAGCTTGGTGGAGAAAGAATTCAAGTTCTTTTATCCGTGCATTTGCTGCTGCGATTTTTTCTTCTTTTGTCATAGGTTCTTACGATAACTATCCCAATCAAAACCAATCATCTTTCCTCCGTTTTCACGAAGTCTATCTGTAACTCTTTCGCCAAGATAATCCGATAATTGTTCTCTTGGAATGTTTGATAATAAAATTGATGGCTTCAGCTTTTCATAGCGTTCGTTAAGTACATCAAACAACATTTGTTTTTCAAACTCTGATCCAAACTGCACTCCAACTTCATCCAGTATGAGCAAGTCTGGTGATGCAAAGACATCAACCACTTCGCTCTCTGTTTCGTTCTTTGTATGCCAGCTATCTTTAACTCTTCTGATTAGACGTTGCACGGTGACAAATACTGGTGACCGTTGTTGCTTAATAATTTCCAACGCAATGCCTATCGCCAAATGGGTCTTTCCTGTCCCTGGTTTGCCGACAAATATTGCAGAACGTCCTGCCTTCATAACCTGATCAAAGTTTTCTGCATACTCTTTTGAAAAAGCTAATGCTTTCTTTTGACCAGTTGTTTTTGCTTTGTAATTATCCAATGTTCGATCTTTAAATCTCTCAGGAATAGCTGCACCATTTATTTTTGCTTTCCATTTAAGTTGCTCTCGCTCTAACGCTGCCTCCTTTTGTTTCTGAAGGCTCTCTTCCTCCTGCTTTGCTTGAAGTTTTTCTATGCACTCAGGACACCCTGTCCAATGCTCTCCAAGAAAGTTTGTTGCGGTATAAGCACCATGCTCAGGACAAACTCGTTCTTCTGTTGGCCTGTCTTTGTCGATTAATTTTTTTAAAGTCATATCTCTTGCACCCCTTCTCCGTAACTAGTCGTAGCAAAAGATTTTTTTTCTTTCGCTAACCAATCACTTTTAAAACCACGCCATCCTCTTGCCTGACACATCGTCAGAGCCTCCTCTAAGCTCACTGAAGCCTTCTTAGCCTCATTGGTAATACCTTTTAACGCAGTCTCAGTTAGAGGGGCCTTCACGTTCCTTCTGTGCCTCAAGAAGTCATCCCAAGTTTTTTTAGTAACAGAACGAGGACGCTTTAGCGTCTTCTTATTTGTTTCTTGTTTCTTGTTTAATGTTTCTTGTTTATTGTTTGGTTGAACCACTGTTGAACTAGCGTTAGCCCTAGCCAAAGCAGAGGCTCTTCCCGCTCTAGACGCTGCTAGCACTTTACTTTTGTACTTTCCGATCTCTTCATCAGCTCTTGGACTTGTCCATCCTTTGCCAACTTCAAGTGTGAAAAATTCTTCCAAGATAACCTGCACTTCTGGCACATTATCCTTCATATTAATTTTCCGTGCAACGAGTGTTACGTCTTCGCTCAACGGACGCTCATGGAGATAGTAAAGATCCAGCAACCTACGGTATGCCAGATCCTCCATGTTGGATAAGTGTTTCGTATGGCTGATGTAATCGCCAATATTGAAGGAATAAAAATGCATTATTCCTCTTATTCCTTTAAGTCGTTTATAACTTCTTTAGCTGCTTTCGCTGCATCTTCGTCATCCATACCAATTGACTCTTTTAATCTTGATA